CGACATAGCGCGCGCGTTGATCAAGCGATGCGAAGGGAGGTGATGAGATGAACCACGTCCGTGGCTTCCACGGCCACATGCGCCCGCCGCGGCGCGACACCCGCAAGAGCGGCACGCATCCGGTCGATTGGATCTTGCTCGTCTGGCTCGGCTCGACCGCGGTGCTGCTGTGGTGCATCCGATGATTGCGCGCGTCACCCTGCCCTCCGGCCGCACCGTGATCGACACCGGCAAGCTGTACATCGGGATCGCGGCCGACGAGTACCGCCCGCCCGAGCAAGGCGAGCACGCGCGCATCTTTCAGAGGTTGCTCACGACGCCGCTGCCGCCGCGCGAGTGGCATCCGACGCCGCCCGTCATCGACCTCAAACCGTCGCTGCGCAAGCGCGTGGCGCAGTTGCTGCGGAGCTTTCGATGAGCGCCGTCCTCGATCAAGCGCCGGCATGCATCGTTCGCGACATGCCGGCCGAGCGCTACCACGCCGCCGCCGGCGTTTCCAACTCGATGCTGTCGGCACTCCGCCGCTCGCCGCGTCACTGCTGGTCGCTGTACCTCGACCCCGAGCGCCCGCCGGCTGCCGCGTCCACCGCCGCGCAACTGTTCGGCACCCTGGCGCATTCGTTCGTGCTGGAGCCCGACAAGGCCCACCGCTACGTGTGCAAGCCCGAGGGGCACGACGGCCGCACGAAAGACGGCAAAGCGTGGCTTGCTGCCAATGCCGGATCGATCTGTGTCGGCGCTGACGACTGGCAGGCCGCTACCGAAGCACGCCGCGCCGTGCTGGCGGTACCCGAGCTGCGCCATGCCCTGAGCAGCGGCGCACCGGAGGTGTCCGTTTTCTGGACCGACGAGCGCACCGGGCTGCAGTGCCGCGCGCGCATCGACTGGCTGCACACCTTGCCCGACGGGCGCGCCATCGTGCTCGACCTCAAGACATGCCCCGACGCCGGGCCCCTGGAGTTCGGCCGCTCGGTGTGGGCGTATGGCTACCATCGCCAGGCCGCGCACTACACGCACGGGCTGCAGGCCAACGGCATCGAGGTCGCCGCGTTCCTGTTCGCCGCCGTGAGCAACGCGCACCCGTTCATCGCGGTGCCGTACCTGCTCGACGACGACGCCACGCGCCGCGGCGCTGACGAAGTGCGCGAACTGCTCGACCTCTACAACGAGTGCCAGCGCACGAACACATGGCCCGCCTACGGCGACGGCGTGCAAGTGCTTTCCCTGCCCGCTTGGGCAAAGTGATCACCCCCCGAAAGGAACCTGACCAATGACCACCGACGTGCTAGACCAACCCGCTGCCGAGACCGGCACTGACCTCTTGGTGCACGGCACACCGCGCGACACGGCCGTGATGCCCGGCTTCAACTCGCAGCAGTCCTGGGAGCTGGCGCAGCGCATCGGCAAGGCATTCGCCGCGTCGACGCTGGTGCCCGAACAGTACCGCGGCAACCTGGCGAACTGCATCGTCGCGCTCGAGATGGCCAACCGCATGGGCGCGTCGCCGCTCATGGTGATGCAGAACCTCTACATCGTGCACGGCAATCCGGGCTGGTCGTCGAAGTTCCTGATTGCCAGCTTCAACCAGTGCGGCCGGTTCTCGGCGCTGCGCTACGAGTGGACGAAAGACCGCACCGGCTGCCGCGCGTGGGCGATCGAGAAAGCCACCGGCGAGCGCATCGAGGGCCCGCAGGTCACGCTGGCGATGGCCAAGGATGAAGGCTGGTCGACGAAGAATGGCAGCAAGTGGAAGACGATGCCCGAGCTGATGCTGATGTACCGCTCGGCCGCGTTCCTGATCCGCACCTACGCGCCCGAGATCAGCATGGGCCTACGCACCGACGACGAGATCATCGACATGGGGCCGGCCGATGTCGTGACGACACCGCGCCAGGCGAAGGCCGCGGAAATCGGTGCGCTGCTCACGGGCAAGCCCACCGGCCTGGCGCACTGGCGCGAGCGCATCGAGAACGCGGTCGACATGGACGGCGCGCTCGTCGAGCTCGACGCTGCGCGCGATTACCTCAACGCTGCGGAACAGGCCGAGCTGCGCACCTTCTACGCCGAGCGCTGGGAAGCTGCCGCCAACCCGTCGACGAACTGATTTCAACGGGCGCGCGTCAGCGGGGTCTCCTCCTCCTCCCTCCCTCCCCAACTTCCCGCTTTCCGGCCACACGGCCCGCCCTCTTTCTTTCACACCACATCGGAAAGCCGCGATGACATTCGAGATCGAGACCCAAGATCGCGCACCCGATGAGGGGCTACCACCGTTGCGCTGGTGTCCGTACTGTGGTTTCACGATGGTCAAGTTGCACAAGAGTGTCCCGCGTTGCATGCGATGCCGAGCCGTGTTCTTCGTTCAGTTCAGTCGCTACATGCGTGCAGCGAGAAAACCATGAGCGCCAGGGCTTGGTTCAGGCGGCTGGTGGTCGCGATCTTCGATGCACTCGCGTGCGCCAGGAGATGGAGATGAACGACGACGACTTGTCCCCAATCGCACAGCAGTGGTTTGAGCAATGCGAACACTTGTCCGCGCAATTGGCCGAATGGCGCGAACGTGCAGAGCGGGCCGAGCAGGACCAGAAGCGGGCAGAACGCTTGCTTCGCGAAGCCTACGAGCTGGAGTGCTTGCGTATCAGCGTGCGGCTGCGAGTCGATGGCCATGAAAAGGTCGTCGTTCAATTCGCCCAAAGGCACAACGTCTGGCTTGACGAGGTTACGAAGGCGCTTACCGCAGCAGACGAAATAGCCAACGCAGCTAGCGCACAGGAGGCAGCATGACCGAGAAACACACACCGATCGAGTCCAGGCTTGACGATGCCGGCAAGCCGATTTGTGTGATGTGCGACAAGCGCCTCAAGGCAGCAGCACGCTCGCTTTGGTGGAATTACGGACCAGCCGTCCAGAACTATGGGTGGCAGGGCAACAACGTGTTTTGCAGTCAGAAGTGCGCCGCCCAGTGGGGCATCATCAAGGCAGCGCACGGACTAGACCCATGACCGAATCCAACACCGGGAGGGCAACCGTGGATAAGGTACGCGAGGCGCTGGCCGAGCTGGTTCGGCTAAAGGACCTGATTGACTCGATTCCTGACACTTGGCAAGTCAGCGAGATTGATCGGCACGAAACACACGGCCCCCGTTACCGTGAATACGTCCGCCGCAAGCCTCTTGCTTGGGCCGCTGCTCGCGCCCTCCTGGCAGCACCCGCAGAACCTGTGGCGCCCTTGCGCGTGCTTCAAGTGGCCTATGCCGCTCTGTGCGAGGAACAGGCCGCGTACCCCGACGAACTGGCACACGTCGAGCAAGCCATCAAGGAATTGCAGCCGTATGTCGGCAAGGTCGATCCAATGAAGGTTTGGGCCAAGGTAGAAGCGCCGCCTCCCGACTCTTTGGATTCGACCGAGCGCGCTGGCGAGGAGCCGCAGACGCCACTTCAGGAGACCGAGCGTTGAAGCTGGCATACGCTGATCCGCCATACATCGGATGCGCACACCTCTACCCGGAGAAGACCGAGGTGGATCACATTGCGCTGGTTGATCGCCTGGAGTCTGAATTCGATGGCTGGGTGCTGCACGCTTCCGCCACAGCTGAAAGCATGGCCGTTCTTGCTCCGTTGGCCCTCAAGACTGGCGCACGTTGGATGACATGGGTTAAGGGCTTCGCTGCTTTCAAGAAGAACGTCAGCGTCGCCTACGCATGGGAACCAGTGCTTGTGAAGGCAGCACGCAAGCCGGTCGTTTCAAAGCGACTGGTGATGCGCGATTGGGTGCTGGAGTCGATCACGCTCAAGCGTGGCCTGACCGGCGCGAAGCCTGAGGCCGTATGTCACTGGGCATTTGAGGTAATCGGCGCCAGACCCGACGATGAACTGCATGACCTATTCCCAGGCACGGGAGCAGTCTCGCGCGCATGGAAGACTTGGCGAGGAAAGTTCACACTGCCTGCCGAGCCGGAGTTGGCATGCCTGTAGCACCGCGATGCGCCCAATGCTTCGATCGTGGATGGTTGATCGTCGCCGGCCGATCTGAGGCATGCGACTGGCACACAGGCGGATGTCGGATGGACAGCGAGCGCAAGTCAGAAGCAGCGGTCCAGAACGCATCCGAAGCGCTCCGCGCAAATTCCCAAAACCAGCAGACCCAACAGGCGATCAAAGGGGAGAGCAATGGGTAGCATCATCGGCGCGATTCACGACGACATCGAGGAATACAAAGAACTCTGTGCTCGCTATAACGAGACAGTCCGCCTAAAACCAACCGCGCAAGGCATAGGCCTGCCGGACTGTTATGGGCCGCACGCATCGCTGCTAAAAGCGAGACTTCGCGAGGACTGGGCAAAGGCGGTTGCTGACACGGATCCCTATCCGAAGCGCAAGAAAGCAGGAACCCCATGACCCCAGCCGATAAGGCCAAGCAGTTGGCCGAGTGCGCTCGCGGTGAACTTGTTGTGGCGCTGCATACGCTGGCGAGCCACTTCGAGAACTCCCTCTATGCGTTCCGCGACGATGCGGAGGCGCGGAAGAAGGCCGAAGGTGACATCGCGCATGCAATGAAGATCGCGGCGAAGCACAACTACAACGGCCCCGGTTGCGCACAGGTAGAAGCGCCGGCCGAGCCTGTGGCGTGGGCGATCCGAAGCAAGAGCGCCAACTTCCTCGGCCTGTATGCCAACGAAGGCCACGCGCGCACGATGTTTGAGGCGAAGACCCTGCCGCCAGACGCCGAGCTGCTGCCGCTCTATGCCGCCCTACCGGCCGCGCCTGAGTCCTGATCCATGAGCAACGACATGCAGCCATTCGATCAGTCGATGTACGACCTGCAGCTCGACATCAGCAAGCGATGGGCAGCCGAGGTGCATCGGCTTCGATCGGAGAACGCCGCGCTTCGCAAGACCATCGACAACTTCCCGAGCGACATGTCGACGCTGCAGGACCGCGTCTCGATGCTGGAAGCGATGCTGCAACGCTCCCCGCCGAACTGATGGGGGCCGGGTGCTGACAGACCGCATCAACGCCAAAGCCGCGGCGGCCATCCTCGGCCTGAGCGTGCGCGCCGTGTACGCGCTGGGCGAGGCTGGCGAGCTGACGGTCTACCGCCCGAGCCTGGGCCGGCGTACGGTACGCTTCGACCGTGCGGAGGTGGAGGCGCGCGCATGTCGATCTACCGCGACAAGAAAACCGGACGCTGGCGGTTCGAGTTCGACCACTACATCGAAGGCGAGCGCGTTCGCCGGCGTCAGCTTCTCCCAGCCGGGTTCTCCCGATCCGAAGCCGAAGCGTTCGACCGCAAAGAAAGCGCGGCCCTATGGTCGATCGCGCACGGACTCACCGCGCCTCGGCGCCTCGTTGACGAAGCTGTCGCTTGTTACCTCCGAGAGCGGGCCCCGCAACTGAAGCACGGCGCCAACGTGGCGCGCGAGCTGGAGAACTTCCGCGAATGGTGGACCGGCAGAGCCATCGACGACCTGCCCAGCATCTGCACCGACTACGCGACCGATCAGCACGGTGCGCTGAAGCCGGCGACGATCCGCAACCGCATCGCCTACCTTCGCGCAGCCTGTCGGTGGGCCTGGAAGCGCCACGCGATGGCCGACAGCGACCCGGCGGCCCGGGTGGTGGTGCCGACGGTGCGCAACGCCCGCGAGGTGATCGTGAGCCGCGCCGAAATGCTCGGCCTGGCCAGCCTGTGCGGCCACAGGGGCGTGCGCGCCACGATCCGGTGCCTGTGGTACTCCGGGCTGCGGCTGGGCGAGCTGCGGGCCGCTGCGCGCGCGCCAGGCCTGTTCGTGCTGCAGGACACGAAGAACAGCGCCCCGCGCATCGTGCCCATTCACCCGCGCATCAGGGCCGCCGCGCTCGTGCCGGTGCCGCCGCACGGCACGCTGCACTACTGGTGGCGGCTGGCGCGTCAGCTGATGGGGCTCGAACACGTCACCCTGCACGACCTGCGCCACAGCGCCGCCAGCGAGATGATCGCCACCGGTGCCAGCCTGGGCGACGTCGGCGCGGTGCTGGGGCACAAATCACCGGCGTCGACCAAGCGATACGCCCACTGGCAGACCGATCGGCTCGCCGAAGTCGTCGGCCGGATGGGTCGGAAGTCCCCCACCACCCTCAACCACCCGAAGGCGGCATGAACCCAATTTCTCCTATGGAGGCGCGAGCCGGAGTCGAACCGGCCTCAACGGATTTGCAATCCCGGCATGCGCAGCGTGCACAGGGCGCGCGCTCCACGTGGAACAGCGCGCATCCTGGGCATGATGCGCCGCAACCGCACCGCGTTCGCCAAGATTTCCCCCACCGACAAACCCGCTATCCTGAGGCCCCATGGACCTGCTCTACGCCCTTGTCGCTGCCGGCCTGATCGTCTGGGTCTTCTGGCCCCGCAAGGACGTCGACGACGAAGACCCGCGGATCTGGTGATTCAGGCCACGCGCCTGATCGGTTCCATGGCTCGGTCGAGCAAGTGCTTGGCCCTGGCGCACTGCGTTTCGATGGCATCCCTCAAGGTGCCGATGGGCGTCTTCAGGTCTGGCGCATAGCGCGACCGCGGCTTTTCGGCGAGCATCTGCTGCTGCACCGCCTTGGTCGTCAGATGCGACCTGGCCATCACTGCCTCTTGCACAGCGCGACCCGCACGGGATCGCCCTCGTTCACCTGAGCCCCGGGCCACGTGCCGTAAACGCTCGACGTCGTCTCGATCGACCGCACGGTGGCAAAGCACGTCATCGGCCGGCCCTGGTAGGTGGTCTGCACCGTGCCGCAGACCTTGGTGCGCTTCTTCGTCACCGGGTCCAGGCAGTACGCCGGCCGCACGCCATCCGCGTCGGGGGCGATGATCCAGACCGCCGGCGGGACGATCGCCGTCAGCTTGTCGTCGCACGCCTTCACGTCCGCCTTGACGACGTTGATCGTGCGCATCTTGGCCAGCGCGCCGAGGTCACGCGCCGCGACAGCCGAGGCAGCAGCGGCCACCTGCGCGGCCGTCAGCCGGGTACTGTCGAGCAGCGCGAACACGGTGTGCCAGTCGCCATAGGGGTCGGCGTCGCGCTCGAACCAGGCGATGCACAGCTTCAGCGGCGCGGCCTGCACGTCGACCACCGCATTGGCCGGTGGCTGCGTCAGGACCGGCCGGTCTGTCACCTGCGCGTGCGCGTTCTTCGCGATCAGCACGCCGATCGCCAGCAGGCAGACCGCCACCATGGCCAAGAGGTAGGCCGCGATGCGCTTCACGTTGCCGCCTTCGCGCGCGCGATGTGCTCGTCGAAACTGGCGATGCGCGTGTCGAGCCCAGCCAGGGCAGCGCCGACTTCGTCATCCGACACCGGCTCGCCACCCATGGCGCGCTGGTACAGCGGCGTCAGCGTCGACACGGCTTGCATGGCCGCGGCGCCGGTGGTCGCGAAGTCGTTGATCAGCGTGATGATTTGCAGCGGTGTCATTTCTTCTCCTGTTCGCGCAGTTGGCGCTCGAGCTCCAGTAACTGGGGCTGCAGGTTGTTGATCAACTGTTGCGGGTCGCAAGCCGGCAGCTTGCACAGCAGCAACGCTTCGCGCGTGTCGCTGATCGACTGGCGCGCCTTCTTGGCCCGGTAGCTGGCCTGCACCGCCTGCTCGGGCGTGATGCGGCCGCGCATGAGTGCTTGGTCCATCACCTGCACGTACGCCTCGACCGTGCGCGTCGCGGTGACAAGCGAAAGGTTCGGGTCGAACGTGGTGCAGGCTGCGAACAACAGCGCCGCGATGACGATCAGGCGTTTCATCCGAGACCTTTCGTGTAGCTGACCCCATCGGGTCGAAAGTGAGCCGTCAGAACCTCGTTGCGCGGCCGTGGCGCGAACGAGATGTGCACCCAGCCGCCCTCTTGGATGAGCTGGTCGAACTTGATGCGGTCCATGTGCGCGACGATGAACTGCGACAGCCGGCTCGGCGGGCCGTACCTTGGAGCCACGAAGTCGCAGGCGTGGCCGTCCATGTGCTGCGAGTTGTGGGCGCCCCTCACCGCTTGATTGAGCGCCGGGCAGCGATATCCGCTCTTGATGAGCACCGGCGCGCCGAGGAGATCGCGCACCGCCTGCATGCCCGGGATCAGCACATTGCACAGCGTGGCCAGCACCGAAGCGTTCGGCGTGTTGTCGATGCCGAGCCGTGCAGCGGTGTCGCTCACGATGAACTCGGAGAGGTAGAAGTCCTTGGTGACGAGAACTTCGCTCATTTCTTCAGGCTTTCCCGGAAGCGGTCCATCGTGATCTGCCCCGCCATCCAGTTCTCCATCTTGTGGAGGCGCGCACGCACGCGCTCGAGCTCGGCCGTGATCAGGTCCAACCGCTGCAGCACGAGCCGCACAGCCAGCCCCGCCATGCCGACCACGAAGGCGATGACGACGCCCGCCACCACGGCGGCGGTCGGGTCGTTCACGCTTCGGAATCCGGCACGAGCCACTGCACGATGAAGGTCACGACCACCGACAGCGAGCTCGCCGCTTCGACAGGCACATCGACCTTCGCGAACTGCTTCGAGGCCCAGACGATCAGGCCAACGATGGCGCCGGCAACCACGCCGGAAGCGACTTTGTTCGTGGGGATCATGGCTTTCTCCTGACTTGCTCGACCTCGAATTCCACTTTCAGCAATCGCTCGTTGGCGCGGATGGCTTCGAGCGCGCGGATGCGGTGTTCCGTCGTCGCGGTGTTGACCGCTGTCTGCTGCAGCGCCGACTCGATCGAGCTCAGCCGATTGAGGATCGAATTCATCCCCCACGCCAGGATCGGAGGTGCTGCGATCAGCACTCCGTTGGCGATCAGGCGCAGCACCGCGCTGTTCGCAAGCGCCTCGATGCGCGGTTCAGTCGTGCGTGTTATGTCCATGCAGCATCCAGACAGCGATGATGTAGATCGCCCAAGCGGCGGCCCAAAAGAACGGCAGACCCGTGTACGCCTCGCACAGCCCGGCGCCGCGCTCTTTCACGGGCCACCAGTTCCATGCCATCTGACAGCCGAAGACCTGCAGCCCTTCTTCCAGTCCGATCAAGCAGACGAACCAGCGCGCTTTGAAGCGCGGCCCCCGGTGCGACCAGAACAGCAGGCCGACCACCAGCCCCTGCACCGCCATCGCGCTCGCCCACTTGTGCGGGAAGGGGTAGTACCCCACGAACGCGATCGCCGTCAGGACCAGCAGCCACACCGTGCTCACTTCGGCTTTGCGGGTGGCGGCGGATTGCCGGCCAGTGGCGCAGGCGGCGGGTTGCCGGCGAGGTTCGGGAACGGCGGGCCCATTTGCATGGCCCAGTCCTCCAGCGCTTCGACGCGCGCCTCCAAGGCCTCGAACACACTACGCCGCACGAATGCCCATTTCATCGTTCGTTCCTTTCGTCAGATCGGGCCGACGTTGTTGACGTCGCTGGTGATTGCGCCGAGGTTGTGCAAGTTGGTTGCTACGCGGCGCGTGTTGCCTTGCAGAATCGCGTTCGTCGGCGCGTTGTTCCAGAGGCGAATCGGGGTGTCTGCTGCGTTGGCGCTCTGGAAGTAGCACCCCAGCACGATCAGGATCTGCTTTGTCGGCGTCGCATTGAAGTTCGTCCGAATCGATCCGACCGTCACCGGCACGTTGAAGAACTCGCACGACTCGAAGCGGTTGAGGAACGTGCCAACCGTGGAAATGTTGTAGGTGAACAGGTCATAGCGCACGCCGTAGGCGCGGAGCGTGATGTCTGTCCCGCCGATCTCGTTGGTCCAGCCCGAGCCGAACCCGCTGATAGTCCCGCCTCGGATGGTGATTTGCGAACCGTTCGCCAACGACGAGGCGTTGACGATGTAGTCGGACGCCGAGCCGTTGCGCGACGTGAAATGGTTGTCGACCAGCTCGATCGCGGCGGCAAGGAATGTGCTGTACGTCGGCGAGCCGCACGCGATCACGCTTTCCTCGACCCGAAGCCTGGACACGCTGCCGCGCATCACATGGGTCCCACCCTGCATCCTGCGCAGCGTGTAGCTACAGCTCGCGGGCGCGGCGAAGAAGTTGACCCAGCCAGAATCTGCGTTGAAAGTCGAGTTCGTGAACAGCGGCGACTCGATCAACAAGTTGCTGATCGTGGTCGGCCCCGTGCCGTCGACGACAATTCCGCCATCGCCCGAACTGCTGTTGACGATGTCGTCCCCCGAAAGGCCGCGGATCGTCAGCGAGGCGTGACCGCCCTGGCTTGAGAGCGCGGTGCGCGCCTTCTGCACATAGCAGTCCTCCACCAGCGCATCGGCGTTCGTGCCCGTGCCACCCAGCGAGATGCCGATCGGCATGTACCCGGAGCCGCCATACACGCGGCATCGCACGACGTTGCACTTGCCTCGCAGGCTGTTGCCGATCGCATGCGCGATCATTCCGCGCACCCGGCCAGAGGTTTGCCCCGCGTTGCCGGCGATGTTGTAGCCGACGCAGTCGACCCAATCCACGTTGTGCGTGTTCTCGGCCCAGAACCCCGCGTTGAACTCTGTCGTCGAGTCGTCGCAGTTGTTGGTGTTGCTCGCGATGCAGCGGTGCCCGGCAATCAAGTCCGACTTGGTGGCCCCATCGCTCTCGGCAACGAAGCCGATGCGGCGCACGTCGTTGGCCCAGCAACCGCGCCAGGTCGATCGCGTGCAGCCGCCAACGTAGAAGCCATCGGCCGGATTGCCGCCGACTCCCGTGGTGTGATACCGCACCGTGTTCGCGCGGCAGCGGTCCCACAACAGGTTGTCGCCGTTGTAGGCGGTGAACCCCATGTTCACGCAGTTGAGGGCAACGCAGTCGCGGAACGTGAGGTTTGAAAACCCGTTGCTTCCGAAGCCGGTGCTTTTTAGGTTCGCGTCGACCGTCAGCCCCGAGATCGTCACGCCGCTCGCACCGACGTAGACCACGCCGAACGCGTTGGTCGGAATCACCGACGCATTGCCTTGCTTGATGGTGGCGCCATAGCCGATGACAGGAACGCGCACCGTCCAATGGCCCGTATAGAGGTACGTCCCCGGCGGGATCAGCAGCGGTTTGCCGGCCGCGAATGCCGCCGCCTCTGCCAAGTCAAGCGCCGACGTGTCGTTGCTGACACCATCGCCCGTCGCATTGAACGGCGCATCCTTGACGCTCAGGCCATCGCGCAGCTTGGCGCCGATCGTCCCGGCAGCGTAGGCAAGCGCCGAGCTGTAGCCGATCTGCCCCGCGGCCTTGGTGGCGTTGTTGGTTGTCGCCAGGTCGGTGGCCAGTGCTCCCGCGGTGCCGGCAGCCGCAAGCAGCAACGCGGGCGCGCCGGTTGGCCCAAAGCCGAGGTAGTAGCCGGCGCGCTCGGATGCCGGCGGCAATGCGTCGACCGACTCGCCGTTCGGCACGCGCAGCGTCAGCGGCAGTGTTTTCCCGCCGGCCGTCAAGTCCTGCAGCGCTTGCCACAGCCGATCGAAATCGCGGTTGACGACCGCGGCCAGCAAGTCGCCGTTGCCCTGGTAGTCGGTGTTTCGCTCGAGCGACGTGTCGCGGTACAGCGTGACGATCGTGCTGCTGGCAGGAGCGCTCAGGAAGTCGACACTGCCGGCGCTTTCACCCAAGCCGGTGATCGTGAAGTCGACGCCGCTCTGATAGATCGTCGTGACGCCGGCGAGCGTGCCTTGCACGACCAAGTCGTCGGCGTCGTTGATCGTGAAGCTGTACGGGAAGCTCGTCGTGGCGCCGTTTGCCACGCTGCTGGTGATCGGAGTCTCGGCGGAGACTGTCATCGGGCGCCCTTTCGACGGGGCACCCTTGGCACTACTGTGTGACCACCTCGAAAACGCCGGATGCCGGGCGCCAATGCTGGGGCTCGCGTGCCGCAGAAATCTCTGCGCGCCGGCCGATCCGCTCGGGGGTTTCCGACACCGCGCCGGCGGTCGCATCGAGGTAATCGTCGGGCTGGTTGGCCACCGTCGGCACCCATCCGCGCATCTGATCGGGCAGCGGCCCGGCCGCCACGCTCGAGTGCATCCACAGCATCTCATTGGCCTGCAGCAGCGGCTCGATCGACTCAAGAATGCGCTTGTTCTTGTTGCCGGTCTCGGTCAGGTCCTTCACGCCGCAGGTGATGCGCCGCTGCTTCAGCGCTGCCTTGAGCGTGGCCGGCGCGAACTTGCCGATCCCGTTGGTCTCGATCGTCACGCGCGGCAGCGCGAACTGCTCGACGATGTCGCAGATCTGCGCAACCTGGCCGCCGGTGATCAGCTTGCCGTCGTCGGCGAACTCGGCCACATCGCCCGTCAGCGGCAGCACGCGGTGCAGGTAGCGGCGGCCGCTGTCATCCTGCAGGCACACCGCGAAGGCCGAGACGTCGCTGTGCAGGTCGCCGCTGGCCGGGTCCCAGCGCGCGGCCGCGCCGACGATGCGCGCATGACCCAGCGTCATCACCGTCTCGCCGTTGGCGGTGCGCAGCCGCGGCTCGACGTCATACACCTCGATGCGGTCGGGATCGAGCCGCACCTCGTGCAGCGGCTTGGCCTCCAGCATGTACTGCGAGTCCCACGCGTTGAGCGTGCGGGTCTCTTTGCGCCGGCGCTCGATCTCCTTGCGGCTGAAGCGATCGGGCCACGCGCAGCACGCATAGATGTCGAGCACCGCGCCGGGCGGCTTGTCGAAGATCACCGCGCAGCCCTTGCCGCGCAGCTCGAGCTCGTAGTCGACGCCCTCGACCAGCGTGCGCGCGAAGGTGTGGATGCCGACGAGCACGTACAGCCCATCGGGCCCCGGCTGAAAGCCGATCTCGTAGCGCTTGCGCTCCTTGGTGTCATCGAAGCGCGCGGCGTGATCGAACAAGGGAATCTTCAGCACGGCCGCACCTCCGGTGATGCGCTCGGGATAGATGGAGTCGTGCGTGTGCGGCGTGCCGATGTACGTCTTCTGCGCACCGGGCACCGCGATGTGCGTCGACTCGCTGATGCGCTGGCGCAGCTTCAGCCGCGCCTCGGGCGTCTCGATGTTGCCCGGCACCTCGATGTCGTCGAAGTCCACGGCATCGGCGCGCGAGCCGGTGGCGTTCGAGGTCACGCCGACCGCGCGCATGCTGGCGTTGCGGGCGTCGCGCGCGCCGTTCACCCAGAATCGTTTGGTGCCCGGCCGCTTCGGCAGCAGGCCAACGCACCACGGGTGATTGCGCAGCACGTTGAGCACGTCCGCGGTCAGCATGCCCGCCGTCGGGCCGTCGGCCGACCACACGAGCGAGCGATGCGTGCGGTCGCGCCACAGGCGCCACGCCTTGAGCAGCGCGTACAGCGTCGATTTGGCGGCGCCGCGGAACACCATCAGCACGCGCTCTGGTTCCTTGCAGTCGACCAGCCACACGCAGATGGCCAGGTGCAACGGCGGGACCGTCCAGCCCTGGATCTCGGCCCAGCGCAGGACGAAGGCGACGAAGCTTCGGGCGTCAGCGCTTGCCACGGCGCGACGCGCGCGTCAGCACTTCGCTCGCGGCCTGCTCGTACCTGGCGATTTCGGCCTCGACCGCTTCGCCCTCATCCTTCGGCTCGGCGTCCGGCTGGTCCGGCACGATCGCGCCGCCGGTGATCGGGTTTTCCAGCAGGCGCCGCACCTGCATCGTCAGCGCCACCGTCTGCACCGCCAGGCTGCGGCACCACTTCGCATCGCCGCGCTCATCGCGCGTGAGCTCGTTCGGCTTCTTGCCCGAGCCCACCCAGTTGTCGGGGTCGGCGTCCGAAAGCGCCACCTCGAGCAGCTTGTCGTGCAGCGTCGTCAGCTTGTCGATTTGGTTCGGTGTCATTGCCCCGCCATCCTTCCAAAGTCCGGCGCGCGCTCGGGCGCCATCTCGCCCGTCGGCCACCAGTAGCCCTGCCCCCAGTCCTTCATTGCGCGCTTCTGCACGCGGCCGAGGTAGCCGGGGTTGGCCGCCTCCTGCATGTCGTGCAGCACCGCGCGTTCCCATGCGCCCTTGACGTACCAGATGCCGGTGAACGGCAACTGCGAGTTGACCCACTTCAACGCCTCGGCGCCGGCGTGCGTCTCCTTGCCCTTGGCCAGCTCCCACGCGTTGACGAACAGCAGGTCGCCAGCGAAGCCCGCCGCAGCGCCGGCGGCCGGGCCCAGGATGGCGCCGACGCCTTGCTCGACGTTGCCGCCGTGCTGCTCGGTGGGGTCCTTGAACAGCAGGTCGCCGAGGTAGCCGAGCCCGCCGCCCTGCGCCTCGGCGCGCGCCCAGAACTTCGCTTCGGTCATGTCGTAGGGGTCCTTGCCCTGCACCAGCGCCTTGATCTGCAGCACCACCGAGCCAAGCAGCATCAGCGACACGTTGAGCGCCGCCAGCCCGGCGATCTGGTTCACGCGCGCGCCGGCCGCCGACTCAGCGCCGAAGCCTGTTGGCGCGCCCTCCAGGCCCTGCGGCGTCTCGAAGATTCGGCGCCAGTGCCGCGTCATCATCGCGATGGGAAAGCTCTTGAACTGCGCGATCGAGCGCATCGCCTCGCCCTTCAGCGTGCCCGCCGGCAGGCCGCCCGCGGTGGCAATCGCACGGGTGGCCAGGTCCGGGTTGACGACGGCGAACTGCGCCTCATCCGAGACGAACGCGAGCCACTTGGTCGCCGCGCTCTGCGCGTTGTCGGCGCCGGTCTCGATCACGCCCTGACGGGTCAGGTAGGCCAGGCCGTCGCGCTCGGTCGCCTTCGAGCTGGTGATGGTCTGCCAGTCAGCCTCGCTGATGTCGTGGCGCTGCATCAAGTAGCGATCCCACTCGTCGAGCTCGCCCCAGCCCTTGCCCAGCTTCTTGGCGAAGTTCTGCATCATGGTCGCCGAGAACGCGGCGCGCAGGCCGTCGGTCCACGCGTTCATCAGGGAGAGCTTCATCACCGACGCGGCGACGCGGCCGGTCAGGCTGTGCGTCATGTTGTCGCCGGTCCAGCGGTTGAGCGTGTTCGACAGCGACTCGGCGATCACGCCGTGCGAGCGCAGAAACTGGCGCTGATCCTTCGAGAACTGGCGGCCGACGTTGGCCACCATGTCGAAGTACGGCAGCCGGTTGTAGTGCAGCGTGGTGGCGATCGTGCCCACGTCAGTGATCGACGACAGCACCGCGCCACCGAGCTTGGCCGCGGTCTGAATGTTGCGCGCGTCCTGACCGATGCGGCCGACGGTGCGGTTCTCCGGCGTGCCGACCACACCCGTGGCGATGTCCCAGTACGCCTGCGGCGTGTTGCCGGCGGCGCGGTTGGCCATCGTGCCGACGCCGTCGGCGCGCTCGGCCGTGTCGCTCTGCACGCGGAACCACTGCTCTGGGTTCGGGCCGTGGCGCTCGACCAGCGCGACATCGCGCGCCATCTTGCCGATGTGGCCGAGCATCGCGTCGTACAGCGAGCCCTCGCCGAACGCCTCCATGTAGGCCATCCACGCGTCGCCGTCCTTGAAGTGCAACACGCGGTGGTCGCTGCCGCGGTTGGACCGCGCACCGGTGCCCTTGAACGCGCCCGGCTCTGTCTTGTTGGCGCCGTCGCTGGCGATCGTCTCGTGCGCGCCGTTGAGCACCTGGCGCAGCTCGGCCTCGTTCATCAGCGTGCCGTCGGCGCGCACGTACTGCTCGCGGTCGAGCAGCGGCAGCACCGTGTCGGCCCAGCGCGCCGGCCCCGCCTCGCGCACGCGCCACGTGTCGTGCGCCTGGCTCAAGTAGCCGTAACCCAGCTTGCCAATGTTGCCGCCTGCGGCGTTGAAGCGCACGCGCATCGCCTCGATCGTGTCGAGCCACGCCTGCGCCGCTTGCTTGGCCGCGCTGTTCCCCGTGGAACCGTCGGCCTTGCGGAACACCTCGCGCACGATGTCGGCCGTCATGGCCGGGTTGTCGTGGTCGAACAGCGCCATCATTGCGCGCTTGACGACGCCCGTGCCGTCCTTCGACTCGGCGGCGCTGATCAGCGCGTCGAGCCCCGACAGCGCCTCGTCTCGCACCGCGCTGCCGAACTTGTGCGTTTGCTCGATCGAGCGCACCAGCCCCTGCGACCGCGACAGCTTGTTGGCCTTCATCGCATCGCGGATCTCGACCTCGCGCTCGGCGGCGCGCAGCACCTGCAGGCCGGCGCGGTGCTCCTTCAGCGCGGCCTCCGCTTGAATGTCGGCCATCACCGCAGCCGACGCGCGCGACACCCGCTCATCGCGCGACAATGCAGCCCACGCGCGCCGGTCCTGCCGGGCCAGCTCGCGCATCTTGGCCTCGATGGTGGTCTCGATCAGCTTCAGGCGTTCGTCGCTGATCTGCCGGCCCGCTGCCGCGGCGCGAATCGCTGTTGCACATCGGGGGTCCATGCTCGTCCTCTACGTCTGCGCGCTGCTGCTGATCGTGCCGCTGGCCGGGCTGCTGGTCACGGGCTCGTGGCGTGGCGCCTGGCGGTACGCGCGCGACTGGTCCCGCGTCATGGCGTTGACGGTGGCGATCGGGCTGGTGGTCTTCTTCATGCTGCCGACACCATGAGCGCGCACTCGCTGGCCACGCGCACGAGGTCGGCGTCGACCAGTCCCAGCGCGTCGGCCGTGCCCTCCTGAGCCTCGCGCTTCGCGGCGGCCATGAACTCGGCGGCGGTGCGGCCGTCATCGACCTTCAGCTCGGGCATGGTCTGCTCGATCGCCGCAACGCGGTCGAGCACCGAGCGCGCCACCGGGTCGGTCGGCTTGGGCGCCGCGGCTGGTTCCGGCGTCACCACCGAATGCACGCGCGCCGCCTCCACCACGTCGGCCGCCACGTCCACCGGCTGCTGATTCGGCCGCGCGGCACTGGTGCGGTCGAAGTCCGCGAGCAGCCCCTCGGCGCGCTTGGCGTCGCCGCCCATCTCGGCCAGGCCCACCACGAGGTTGCGCACCTCCGGCGCCAAGCCAGCGCGATCGAGGAACGCCTGCGGCGCGTCGCCGCTGTCGGTCAGGTCGCGATACGCCTGCGCGGCGCGCTGCGCGGCGTCGCTCTTGGCGCGCGGCTCGGGCTCGGTGCGCACCTTGGCGTCATCCAGCGCCGTGCTCAACAGCCGGTCCTCGTAGTGCTTCAGGTAGGCATCGAGCGCGGTGGCGTTGCCCTTGGCGGCCTCGGGATCGACGCCGAGCACGCGCAGCCGGCGCTCCAGCGCGTCGACGCGGTAGGCGGTCTCGGCCTGCGCCGCCTCGTGCGCCGCGCGCTGCGCGTGCTGCTCGAGCGTCAGCACCGGGTCGCCGGCGATGGCCCGCTTCACGAGGTCGACGAACGCCGCGGAGTCGGCGCCCTGGTCGCGCGGCAGGTAGCCCTCATCGGCGGCGCGCGTGGCCAAGTCGTCGCGCGTGGCGCCGCCCTTGCGGAAGATGCCGGCCGGGTTGCTGCGCACGCCGCTCGGCTCGCCGGTGATGTCGAGCTTTTCGGCCAGGTCGAGCCCGCCGTTGGCCTTGATCCAGGCCAGGAAGTTGGAGCGCGGCGGCTCGGGCATCGGCTCGGGCTTGAAGCCGCTGCGCTGCACGAACTGCTGCAGCGTCTCGATCGGCTGGCCGACCTCGGTTTTCACGTCGGCGGCGCGCGCCTCGTCGGCGGCCCGCTTCAGCGTCAGGTTGTGCACCATCGCCGCGTCGACGGTCTCGTGCGTCTGCACCACCTCGTGCGCCGGCTCGGCCACGGGCTCGCGCGGCGCTTCGGCCGGCTTGCCCAGCTTCACGCGCGGCGGCGCGCGCAGCGAGGCCACGCCGAAGGCCCACGGCGCGACGACGGACACCGCCAGCCCCACCGGGTCGAGCGGATCGTGCTGCGCCGCCAAGTCCTTGTAGCCGGCGCCGGCCAAGATGTCCTTGGTCAGCTGCTGCTGCGCCGCGAAGGTCGCCGGCCCTGACAGCAGGCCAAGCCCGCCCACCTTGGCCAGGTTGCTCGGCGTGAAGCCCTTCGCCAGCGGCGCCACCGGCACCGCAGCGCCGGCGATGTTGACCACCCCGGTCAGCGCGCCCACGCGGTGCGCCGTCGCGTCGTCGACGCCCTGGCGCTGCAGCCGGTCGGTTTCGGTCAGGCCCTCGTCGGCGGCGAAGGGCACGATGCCGGCCGGCCCCATCGTCGTCACGTAGCCGATCGCCTTGCCGAGCCCGCGCACGCCCTGGAAAACGACGTTCTCGGCGGTGCCGGCCGTCGCCGGGTCGGGCGAATAGTGCTCCGACACGTCGCGCAGCGAGCGGCTGAATTCGTTCTTGCCGGTCACGCCGGCCAGCGCCTGCGCATCGGCGCGCTCGCGGTCGGCGCGCGTCATGCCGGGCCAGCGCGGCGCGTCGCGCAGCGCCACCAGGCCGCGGCCCGCCACAGTGGCCACTTCGCCGGCGCCGGCCAGCACTTCAGCCGCGGCGGCCGGCAGCGCGCGCAGCGGCGAGCTCCAGCCGTTCCACTTCGGCGGCGCCTTCTTCGGCTCGGGCGGCAGGTCGGCCAGCGCCTTGATCTGGTCCGTGTTGTCGAAGTCCATCACCGCACCTTGACGATGATCGGCTGCCCCTGCGCGTTGACCACCGGCCGGCCGTCGACCAGCACCGCGAATTCGCCGGGGCGTGCGGGCATCAACTGCTGGCCCGGCAGCTTGGCCACGAAATCGGCGAGCGGCACCTGCACACCGCCGGCGCGCACCACACCGCCGGGCGCCTGCTGCGCCAGCTCGTCGGCCGTCACGCTGCGCAGGCGCTTCTGCAGCGCGTCTTCATCGAGCCCAGCGGGCAGCGGAATCTTGCGGCCGTTGTGCTCGACCAGCGCGCCGCCCACCGCCAGGCGCACCGCGCGCTCCATGTCGGCGTTGGACAGCCGGCCGCCCTGCTCGGCCGCGATGCCGTGCATGATCAGCTCCGCCGCCTGCGTCACCCGCCCGCTGGTCTCGCGGCTGCCGAACACCCCATCCAACTCGGCCGCGGCGTGCGCGCGCCACGCGCTGGCCTTGACGTCGGGCGCCTTGTCGCCCTTGGTGCTGGTGCCGTCGGCCTTCGCCTGCTGGCCCTTCAGGATCAGCTCCGAGGTCAGCCGGCCCTGCGTCGTCATCGCGCTCTGGTAGCCCATCGCCAGCGCCAGCGCCTTGTCCTTCGGGTCCATCTGCTCGGCCAGGCCGCGCGCCGCCTGCGGCCCCACGGCGCCGGCGATTGACGCCAGCCACTGCGCCCGTTCCTTCGGCTGCAGCGCGTCCAAGTTGCGCTTGAGCGTGTCGGCCTCCTGCGGGTACAGCGGCGACTCCGGGCGGCCGGACCACAGCGACACCTCGCTCGCCTGTTGCGCACGCGCCTGCAGCCCCTCGACGACGCCCGGCAGCCCGGCGGTGAAGTCCAGCTTCGCCGGCTGAAAACCGGTCTGCCGCGCCGCATACGCCGCGAGACCGCCGTCGCGGTGGATGTCGGCTTGCGCGCCGCGCAGCACCTTCTCCACCTGATCGCGCCGCTTGTCCCATTCGGGGTTGCGGCCATTGGCGGCGATGTGCGCATCGATGGCCTGCAGGTCGGCCTGCTGGCGCGCGAGCGACTTCGACGCCTGGCCACCGTTCTGCGCCGCCTGCTGCGCCGCCGAGGCGACGACCGCCTGATACGGCGTGCCGCGGGTGGCTTCCAACTGCTCGGCCACGTAGGCGGGGTCCAGCGCCGTGCCCTTGTCGGCCAGCGTCTGCAGCGCGTTGGCCGCGTGCTCGGCGCGCGTCAATTGCCGCTCGCGCAGGCGCTCGGCGCGCTCGGCCTTGCGCTCGGCGTCGTTGGCGATGCGCTGGCGCTCGACCGCGATGCGCTGCAGTTGCGACTCGGCGGTCGGCGGGTCGATGTCCGGCAGGGCCCCGATGAACTGCTCGGCGCGGTCCAGCGCAGCCGGGTTGCCCAGCGCACCGTTGACCGCCGAGCGCGCCGCGGTGCCCTGCGTGCGCTCTTTCCAGGTCTGGTGCAGCTTGGACACCCGGTCGGGCGTCATGTCCGACCAGGGCCCCATCTGCTCGATCGTGGCGCGCGCCATCTCGTTGGCCTTGACCGGGTCGTCGCGGTACAGACGCTCGAAGTACTCCAGCGACGTGCCGATCGATGCCGTCACGTCCTGCCGGTCACGGCGCTCGACCGCCACGCGCACGCCATTGCCCAGGCGCAGCGCCGTGCGACCCAGCCGCGGGCCGACGATCTCGCGCGTCTCGGGGCGCACCTGCGATAGCGCGCCGTCGACGATCTCTTTCGAGCGCGTCTTGAACTCGGGCTCGGCCGCGTCGCGCTCGAGCGTGCGATTCATCACCCGCATCGACACGTCGTCGTGCAGGTCCTTCAGTTGATCCTCGACCTCGTGCAGCGCCGCCGCCTCACGCGCGCGCTGCGCTGCCTCGGCCTGCGCCTCTTGCCGGCGGCGCTCCTCGTCCTGGTAGCGCGTCTCGTCGGCGCGCAACTGCATCGCCGCCTGCGCGCCCTCGCGGCCGAGGTTGGTCAGCGCGCGCCCGGTCTGCTCGAAGCCGGACACCACCGGCGCGCGGCCGGGCGTCACGTTGCCGAAGTTGCCCAGCGGAATCGTCGCCATGTCAGTAGTCCATCCAGCCAATGCCGCTTTGAGACCCGCCGCCGCCGCTGCGCCAACTGCGGTCGCTCACCGGCGCTGGCGCTTGCGTGCCGCTGAAGCCGGGCCCGTTGCTGCGCCAGCCCGACGACCGTGCATACCCGGCGCCGAACTGCAGCAGCGAGCCATAGGCGCCCACGTTGCCCGCGCGCGCCGCGTCAGCGCCGCCGCGCCGCAGCGCATCCGCGCGCCGCTTGCCGGTGAGGATCGTGATGTACTCGTCGCGCGCCACGTCCTCGCGCACCTGGCGCTCGGCATCCAGCGCCGAGCCCTCGCCGACCTTGACACCGGACGCCGCGATCGCCGCCAGCGTGCTGCCGTGCTGGCGCTCGCCGGCGCGCCGGATCGCCGCTGCATCGAGCCGCGCGTTGGATTCCTCCATGCCGGCTTGGGCCGCGGCTTCTGCCTTCGCCGCGCGGCCGCCGCCGGCCTGGCCGATGCCGCTCATGACGGCCGAGCCGGCGAGCATGATGGTCGTCGCGTCACACATGGGGGCGCCTCCAGATGAACTGCCGGAACTGGTAGCCGGGGCCGGTCAGCTCCTTGAACACCGTAAAGCCCAGCGCCTCGACGAACCGCACCATCTCGGCGTTGCGCGCGTGCACGAGGTTGGTCAGCACGGGGTATTCACTGCGCATGCGCTTGATGACGCGGCGCGCCAGCCAGCCCACGGCGCTGCGCTCGGCCTCCGACAGCACCTCGGTGGACAGCATCCACGGGATGCCGATCTCGTGGCCCGGCATCGGACGGCAGCCGAAGGTGAAGACCTGGCGGCCGCGCCACAGCCCTTCTTCCGACCAGCCTTCGAGCGCGCCCTCGATCAGCGACTGCTCGTCGGCGCCGGCCGCCTCTAGTTCCTCGCGATCGGCCGCGCGCAGGTGCGCCATGCAGTGCCACATCGCATCGATCGTCAGCGGTCGTGTCGTCAGCATCAGCCGTTCACCGTGTGTTTGCGCATCACCGCCAGCAGGTGCATCGGCAGCGCTTGGTCTTGAATCACCGTCAGCTCGGCCTCGCCGCGCGCCCATCCCAGCTTGGAGGTGCGCACCAGGCCCGTCAGCGGTTCCGGTGGCTGGTCGAGCACGTTCTGCCCGAAGTGGCGAAACGCGATCTCCTGCTCGTTGCCCTCGGCGTCGGCCACCTTGGCGCCGACGGTTTCGAGAAACCGCATCGTCATCTCGCCGGTGCGCGCGGCGTTGCCCTGTGCGGAGCCTTCGCCCGTGCCGAGTTCCGGCGTCAGCAGGGTGCCTTCGCTGCGGAAGTGCAGGCCGATGAGCGCGCGCTTGGCGGTGCGCGGCAGCGTCACGTTGTTGGAGCCGTCGACGGTGAGCGCGCCCATCTCGGAGCCGTCGGCCACCACGCGCACCGTCTTGCCGGCCAGGTGCGGCACGTTGAAGACAGATTGCCCCGCCGCGTTGTCGAACACCTTGCCGCAGTCGACGGTGCAGCCGTACACCACGCCATCGCTGTCGTCGGGGTGCAGGCGCTCCAGCGAGCTGTCGAAGCGCTCCAGATAGCGCACGCTCGAGCCGTTGATCGTTCGACGCACGATCGCCCACACCCACTCACGGTCCAGGTACGGCGCCGCCGCCACCCACTCGACGAAGCCATCGGTGCTGTGCACGGCCCAGCCGATCACGCTCGGGCTCTGGTCCCGATCGATCGTGCAGGACGCGAAGCCGCCATTGGTCAGCGCCGCCCACAGCATCAGCTCGGGCTCTTGCTGGTAGGCCAGCGCCGCGATGCCGCCGCCTTGCTTCGAGATGTGGTCGGCCAGCGCCGTGATGTCGGGCGCCGAGTAGCCGTCGAAGTCGTAGCGGTATCCCAGTGCGCGAATCTTGCGGCCGGCGCGCTGCACGAACATCACCTCGCGCCCGATCTGCACCGGCCGCACCTGCGCACTGCCGTGGTTGCTTTCCGGCACCACCCGCACGTTGGTCGGCGTGATCGGCTTTTCGACGCCGCCGCGCATGCTGTACTCGCCCGACTGCGTCAGCACGACGAGATCCTTGCCGGCCGACACGTAGACGATGGCGCTGGCCTCGTCGCTGTCGATGGTGAACGAGAACGCCTGATCGTCGACGGTGCCAAGCTCGAAGTCGAGCGGTTCGCCGATGCGCGAGCCCCACACAGTGCGCGGAAACTTGGTGGTGCCGGCTGCGATCAGCCGCTGCTGGTGGACGGTGCCCGTGCGCGGGTAGCCGAGCGCCGCCGTCCACACGAAATGCTCCAGCGACCATGACAGCGCCGGTGCAGCGGTGGTGCCGGCCAGTTCGCGCACGACGGTGCCATTGACGTTCAGCGCATCCGTGAAGGCGGTCAACCGCACCAGGCCGCCATTGACGCGCACCATGGCCGGCACGTCGGTCGAGCGGAAGCCGTTCGTCGACAGCGTGAGCGTGATCGCGGCGCCGATCGGGCCCGCAGCGCTGGGCGTGAGCGCGGCTTGCGGCGAGCCCTCCAGCGTCCACTGGCTGACCGGCACCGTGGTCGACGGGAAAACCCGCGTGATCTCGACCGTCACGACCGTGCTGCTGCTGAAGCCGGTAATCACCGCGATGCCGGAGTCGTACAGGATGCCGCGGCCGACATCGCCAGCCAGGAACACGGCGCCCGATGCGGTGGCCGTGCGCCCGGTGCCGACCGTGGCCGCGCTCAGCGTCAGGCTGACGGCCGGCAGGAACCCGACCTCGGCGAACGGCTTGGTCGTGAACGGCGCATCGCTGATCACCCACGTCCCAGAGCCCAAGCGCTGCAGCCGCTGGATCGGCACGCTGGCGTGAAACAGGTACATCGTCGACTCGGATTGCGCCCAGTCGACAGAGGCCAGCATCGCCGACGTGTATTGCGTCGTGAGCTGCACGCCCGCATAGGTGCCGTCCATGTTGTAGACGCGCACGGTGAGGTTGCCGAACTCCAGCATCCATGCCTGATCGCGGCCTTGAATGAACGGCACCAGGATCGACGCGCCGGCCGTGGCCGACAGTGCCGCGGCCACATACAGCGAACCATCGCGGCGCTTCAGGCCGCCGGTGATCACCGGGTGGCAGTTGCGCGCGCGCTTGAGTGCCTGCTGATAGCGATCAATGTCCGAGCGCCCGAGCACGCGCGGGCTGACCTCGCCGCCGGTGAAACTGGTCTGGTTGAGGGTGACGCGCGGCACATCAGCCCCGCTTCGTCGACCACGCGCTCGAACCGATGAACCGCGACGCGAGCAGCGGGTTGTCGCCCAACGTCTCCGGCGTGTCGTCCTGGCCGTCGACGCCGCGCGTCACGCGCAGCACGTCGCGCAGCACGGACTCGACGACCTGTTCCATCGTGGTCGACTGCGTGATCGGGTAGGCGAACAGCGCTTTCATGACCGAGGTCATGGCCCACACGAGGCCAGGGTCCCAACTGCCGACGTTGTCGTTCTTGAAGACGTAGCGCAGCAGCAGCGGGTTGTCGTCGCACAGCAGCTTGCGGCCCTCGATGCGGAACTCGCCCTCGGCGTCGCGCTCGCCGATCGACAGCACCTTCAGGAAGTCGGCCGGCAGCGTGAACTGATAGCCCCAGTCGAAGGCTGGCGCGGTGGCGTCGGGTGACAGCGTCACGCGCTTAATGGCGCAGTTCCACGGGTGCCGGCGCAGCACGTAGTCGCGCGCCGGCTCGAACAGGTTGGACGCCATTCGCGCGCGGTCGCTGCTGTCGTCGAACGAGCTGATCGGGTTGTCCCCGAGCAGCAGCAGCGCGTTGGAGCAGATCGAGACAGCGGTTTGCGGCATGCGTGACCCTCAATGAAAAACGGGGGGCCCTGTTGGGAGCCCCCCGCTCAAATGACCGCCAGGGAGACAGTCTGGCGGGTACTGCCGATCAGCTCGCGGCCGGCGCGATGTAGTGGATCTCGAACTCGGCTTGGATGTCGTCGGTCGGGTTGGCGGCGGCCAGCGTGGCGTACACGTCGACGTCGGCCGTCGTCACGTAGCCGTTGACCGCCGACGATTGCGCGCCGCCGTTGATGTCCTTGACACCGGCCGCGGCCACGTTGAGCGCCGCGGCCAAACCGTCGGCGTCGATCACGGTGCCGCCGCCGGCCGCGCGCGTGCCCACGTCCATCGTCACCGAGGCGCCGAACGCGCCGTGGTAGACCTTCGACGTGCGCAGGATGCGCGAGCCCTTGGGGATGACACCGATCAGGAACGTGTCGTTCTGCGCCCACGCAGCCGTTGCCGGCGTGGTGGCCACGAGAACCGACACCTTGCCGTGATCGTAGGGCGCGGCCTTGACCTTCGGCGACGCGGCCAGCGAAGTGATCTGGCGAGAGTTGAATTCAGCCATGATGGATTTCCTTCGTCAGTTGGCTGCCGCTTAGGCGTTGGTGAAGTCGATGGCAACGACCTTTTTCTCGTCCTGGCGCGTCGCGCCAAGCGAGAGCCAGCCGTAGACCTCGGTCGGGTGACCGCGCTTGTTCTTGTTCTGGTCGACGTCGGTGCGCACATCGATGCCGGTGCCGAACTGAATGCCCGACTTCGCCCACGCGACCGTCCGGCGATCGGTGCCGCCGCCGGCGCCCGCGTCGAGCTGTTCGTAGGGAATCCAGGTGTAGCCGAGCCAGTTCTCGGCGACTTGACCGGCTTGCAGCATCTTCGACGCCATGAAGTCGGCCGACGTCAGCGTGGTGTCGGCCAGGATCTGGCGCACCATCGTCGAGTTGTAGAGGATGAACAGCTCCTCGCCGTTCTGCGCGTCCGCCTCGTTCGAGCGGAACAGCGCCACCGACTGGAGGATCTTGGTCTTGGTGAAGCCGGTGCCACCCGCCAGGATGATCTGGCCCGACGGCAGCGCCGTGCTCGACACCGTGCCGCCTTCGGTCGTGCGGGTCAGCGAGCCATCGAGCATCGCCCGATAGATCGTCTTGTCCTTGCGACGGTTGGCGGCGGCAACCAGCAACTCGCTGTACTTGAAGGTCGGGTCGGCGACGAGCTTGGCCAGGTCGAAGCCATCGACCACCAGCGGGCCGATGTCGTAGTCGGCCATGTACGCGATCCGCGTCTCGTGGCTGACGTCTTGCGCTTGCTTGTCTTGGTAGCGGCCAGTGACTTCGCGCGCTTCGACGAGACCGAGGTTGTTGGTCGTGAAGCTGGAGCCCTGGATCATCCCGCGATCCATGACGCGGCCCTGCATGCGCGAGGTCTTCTGCTGCAGGGCGTGGATGAACGTGTCGTGAAACTGCTGCCGGAAGGCAGTGGTGATGGTCGGTGAGGTGGACATGATCCGTTTTCCTTGGAACGAATCGCCGCGGGTTGCGGGTGTCCTTTCGGGCCGCCGATCAGCGGGGCGCTGGGCGCTTGGCGTCTCGCTGGGCTATCCCCGGTATCCGGCTGCCACACCGGGCGGGTTGCGCGCAATGTGCGGCACCCCGCCCGCAGAAATCTCTGCGCTTCAGCCCTGCGGGAACTTCTTTGCGTAGAGCGCCTGCACCTTGGCCACGGTGGATGCGTGCTGCGGATCGGCGTTGTCGAAGTACGCCTTCGATCCCATCAGCGCTTCGAGCGTGTCGGTCTCGGCCGATGTCAACGCGCCCTGCACCGTCTGGTCCTCGTGCAGCTCCTTGCCGATCGACGCCATCAGGCGCAGGAAGTCGGGGTCGCTGCCGAACTTCGCGTCGACGCGCGCGTGCAGTTCCTTGTCGCTGCCGGCGAACGCATTCACCGCGCGATACGCATCGGCCAGGCCGCGGCCGTACTGATCGTCGGTCGGCCACGCTTTGCGCAGCTCGGGCTCGGCGAGCTCCGGGCGGTTGCGCATCGACTCGCGCTCGGCCAGTGCTTCGAGCACATAGGAGACCTGCGCGTTCGTCATGCCGCGCGCGTGCGCACCCTTCAGGAATCCCTGGTACAGCGGGTCGGCCTTGAGCGTTTCGAGCGACAGGCCCTCGGGCACGCTGGGCGCGTAGTCTTGCGGCGTCTTCGGCGGTGCATCACCGGCGCCGAGGCGCTGCTCGAGCGCGCTGTGGCCCTCGGCCCACTTCGCCATGCTGGCATCGTTGTCGATGCTGCCGTCGGCGGCCTTGACGTGGTACTTCGCCGGGATCGGCGAGGCAGGCGCAGCGGCCGGCGTTGGGGCAGGCGTAGGTGCAGCCGTGGCGCCCTTTGCCAGCAGCGAGGGTGCAGGGGCTGCAGGTGCTGCCGGCGGGGTCGGTGCCGGGCTCGGCGCTGCTGGTGCGCTGGCTGCTGGCGCGGGCGCTGCTGCGACGGGATCGGCGGTTGCGGCTTCGGACATGCACGGTTCTCCTTCAATCGGCATCGGCGGTTGCGCGGCGCTTGCGCAGCTCGCGCTCGATCGAGTCGATGCGGTCCTCGATGGTCTGTTTGGGCTGCGAGCGCAGCAGGCCGCGCTGCGCGTGCAGCAGCGAGAAATCGCAGCTCAGCGCGGCGATGCCGACGGATTGCAGCGGGGCCGTGGCCACGATCTCGAACGGGCCCGGCGCGGCCTTCGGTGGCAGGCGCAGGATGGAGCGTTGCGGCGCGTCCTTCGGCTCGCTGCGCGTGGCCGACCCCGGCATCTGGCTGCCGACGAACGGGCCGAACGGGATCACGACCGGCGCGCTTTCGTAGACGAGGTCGCCCGCGATCGTGCCCGAGCCATTGCCGGCAATCGCCGCGGTGAACGCGAGGTCGGTGCCGACGTTGATCTGCCCGGCCAGGCCACCCTGCCCGACGCCTGCGATCACGTTGGTCTGCGTGATCTCATAGGTGCGATACGTGCTCCAGTAGCGCGGGCCGAAGAAGCGCGACCCGAAGTACCGCGGCCCGAAGTACCGGCCGTCGCCGGGCGCCGTCGGAAAGCCGATCACGATGGACCCGGCCAATGCCCCGACGCCAACACCCGTTGGCAGCAGCAGCGGCGGCGCAATGAAAAACTCGGTGTCGCTGACGTAGGCCAGGTCGCCCGAGATGGCGCCGATGCCGACGCCGGCGATCGGTGCCACGAACGACACGCCGGCGCCGGGCGGCACATCACCGGATAGTCCACCGATGCCGGTGCAGGCCAGCACGTTGGTCTGTGCGAAGGTGAACGGGCTCGTGTCGGCCGGCGACGCGAAGAAGCGCCGGCCGTAGAAACGCTTGCCGAAGTAGCGGCTGCCCCAGTAGTACCCGGCAGCGCCGTTGCTGCCGTGGTGCCCGAAGTAGCGCCCGCCGAAGTAGCGCGGGGAGAAGTACCGCGCCGCGAACATGGTGCGTTAGGTCGCGTCGCGCGTGATCGCCGTGCGGTTGCCGTCAGCATCCACCGTCGCGACGATGCGATCCTTGGTGTCCGCCGGGTCGCGGTAGGTCGCCGTCGTCGTGGCCAGTCCGCTGGCCTTGCCGAACAGCGCCGCGTTCTGCAGGCGCGTCGCCTGGCGGAAGGTGATCGTGCCGTCGACCTGCTCGTCATGCACCGCATCGACCTCGGCCGCCAGCGCAGTGGCGTAGGCCGTGCCAGCGAACTGCACCGCATCCACCTGCAGGTTGTCCGACGCCGCGATCAGCGAGTCATAGACGACCGCGTTCAGCACGCAGCACTCCACCTTGACCGGCAGCGCGCCGCTCGGGTGGCAGTAGATCGTCAGCAAGCCCAGCGTGTCGGTGTCGGTCGCATCGAGCACGATGTAGTAGATGCCGTTGGAGATGTGCGTCGCGCCGCCGGAGTTCTTGTTCGCCAGCGTGGTCGCCCCGTTCTTGTGGAGCTTCACGTCGGTGTTGGCGATCGTGAGTGCGGTCTCCTCGGTGTTGCCGTCCGTGGAGTCGACGAAGTAGCCGAGCGAGACCTCCTGAGAGGCCGTGGATTGACGGAGAAAGCGCATGGTTGGCCCCTACTGTGAAAGTTGATTGAACGCGCGCGGCGCGTTGCCGGCGGCACTCGCGGATGCGTCCTTGAACGCGAAGCCCAACATCAGCCAGTAGTCCTCGTTGATGTTGTATTTGGGGTGCTCGTTCGTCAGCGGAGAAGCGCTGATCTTTTCCTCAAGCACGAAGTAGTACGAGTTGCCGCCGAAGTTCGTGCCCAGGCGCTTGGTGTAGCCCGTGCCGACGGTCGGATCGTCGGTCGGGTACACGTGGCCGCAGCCGATGTAGAGCCCCGCCGATGCGCCGGTGATCGCGCCGGGGTCCGGGTTGCTCGCCGTCGCGCTCGCCTGCGCGCTAACTGGCGTGCCCATCAAGGCGTTGACGGTGTCCACGCCCGTGTACTCGGCGACGCACAGACTGCGGAAGCCGCTCGTCGCTGACTGCACCTGCACCGTCGTCGCGCCGGCGTTGACGTTCTTGGCGTAGGCCGCAGTGACGCGCAGGCCCATGCTGCCGTGGAAGATGTTCGCGATCGGCGTCCAGGTGTTGCCGTTGTTGTCCGTGAACGTGGACGTTTCGTCGGTGGTGTTTGAAGACACCGCCACGAGCAGCGAGCCCGCCGCTGCGTTCTGCGCCAGCGCACGCGTCAGCACGGTGCCGACGTTGTTGGCCGGCAGCCAGAGGTTGTTCGTGACGCCAGCGATTGCCATTACACGGTCCTCGGTTTGATCGCCCAGGTCGGGTACTCCGTCATCGGAGCGAGGCAGTCAGACCAGTTGCTGGCGCCGACCAGCCTGTTGTATGCGGTCAGTGCACCCGGCAAGCCACAGTCCACGGCATACGAAATGGCGGGCAGCATGGTTGACCAATAGCTGTACGCGATAGGCCAATTGCCGCCGTTGAGGGCGGCATCCACGCCGGGGTTAGGCACACCTTCGCTCGCCTGATAGATCGCACCCCAACTGGAGTACCAAGGGCCGGTGCCATTCGTCCAATCGGTGCTATGCGTCGGCGCGTAAGCGATGGTGTAGCGGCCAGCATCGGCGTAGCGATACTCGGCAGAGGAAAGTCCGCCCAACCGGCCGGTGATGCTGTTGTTGATCCAATTAAGGAATCCGTCGAGGCGCGACAACCGCGTGGCGTTGAAATTGACCTTGGTCTGCTTGATGAACCCCCACGCAAAAACGTTCCAGTCGTTCTGCCAAATCGCGGCGTTCCAGATCACCGATGGGTTGAGGCCGTTGTTAGGCCAAAATTCATACTGATGCAGCAAGCCCTGCGGGTTGTTTGCCTGGGCGACGTACTTGGCGTGGTAGTAGTCGACGTTGCTGCTCAGGACGTTCAGGTACTCGGTTTGCAGCGGGTCGCCGTCCGGTGTGACGAGATAGGCGCAGGTCAGCGTTCGCAGCGCCCAGGCTGCACCTCGCGGGGTATACGAGGCCGTGTCCGTCCGCAGGATGCCCTGAGCAAAGCCGCGGATGTCGTCGCTGTTGGTGAGATAGTTGGTTGCCGCCGCGAATTGCAAGGTTTCGGCGTGATACTTGCGCCCGGTCAACAGATAGATGAGATAGCCATGCAACGGGTGATGCGCAATGTCCCAGGCGCAAACTTGCCCGCCCGTAAACGTCGGCGTGTGCTGGTTGAGCGTTGAATCGCCGACACCGGTGACGTCACCCTGCGCATCTGCAAGCACTAGGTTCGGGTACTGCGAAATACGGATCGGCCTTCCCTGCGCCGACGAGTCTGGTTTGTTGGTGGCCGACTCACGCCGATGCAACGCATAGCGACCGGCCACGTAGCTATGCGCGTTGATGCTGGCCCATGTGCGCGCGTCGTTGCTCGCCGTGAGGTGGAACGCATCCCACAGGGGCATCGGCCCGATCCAGGTGGCCTCGCCGCCTCCGGTCATTTCACTCTCGATCACGTCCCCAAACCCATAAGGTGACCATGTGGTCGAAAGGCTGCCGAGCCTCGAGGCGCCTGTGCTGTTGGTGCGATACGTGGGCACCATCGCGGTCTGCTGCAAATACGCCTTGTTGTGCTCCGGTCGCACCCCAGGGTCGGTGCCGGCCCAGTGCGTCCAGGCCGTGCCGCTGCCGCTGATGAGCACCATGCGGTTAAACGCGCGCAGATTGATGGCGCCGCTGTAGCGCTGCGAGCCGTTCAGCGTGAGCGTGTACGTCGCGCTCTTGGCGGCGGGGCCGCTGACCAGGAGGTAGCCATTCTCGATCCATGGCAACACTTCAACGTTGCCCGAGGCGTACAGGCGCACCTCCAGCCACGCCACCAGGTGCGGATCGGAGCCCACCGGCTTGCGGTAGCGCCACGACGACATGGCGTTGCCGCTGACCCAGGTTTCAAACGGCAGATCCCAGTCTGTCGTGGCCCACGATACCGAGCCGAATGTGCCGCATACGATGCTCGCGGTGATGCCGGTGGCCTTGAGGCTGGCTGTGGTGAGCGCGCTGCCGGTGGTGGCGGCGCCGTTGCGGCGAATCCTGATCGTCTTGGCGACGTTGGCCGTGAGCGTGGTGGAACCCGACACGATTGCGAAGCGCGCCGAGCCATCGGGCCATGTGTTTTTGACGTCGACCTGCAGTGCGATGTCGCCGCCGATCACCGCGCCGGAGGGCAAGTCGCCCTGCTTGAAGGGCTGGCCGATGGTGAAATCTTTGGTGCCGCTGGAGGTGGACACCAGATCGAACGACACGATGTCGGTGGTGATGTTGGCGTAGCGGAAGCACCACACGTTGTCGCTGGTGCTGCGCACGTAGGTGATGAGCTTGAGCGCCGGAAAGTGATTGAAGCGCCCCGAGAGGTTCTTGGAGCCATCGGTCAGCGGGCTGGGCGGCTTGGTGCCGGCCACGGCGTACACCGAGATCGCAAACGTAGTGGGGTGGATCTCGTAGACGTCGTTGGCCGACCACGAGAACATCAAGAAGCGATCGATGTCGGGCACGTAGACCAGCGAGCAGCCGGGCGTGGTGTTGCCGAACACGCCGGTGAAGCTGACGGTGGACTCGGCGGCGTTGTTGTTGAGGTCGTAGAGGCGGTGCAGATACGAGCCACCGCCGCCGATGCGCAGGATGCGGTTGCGCGTGGTGTCCACCGCCATGACGCACGGCACGTCGTAGACTTGCTTGCCGCCCAGGTCGGTCCAGGTGGCGTCGCTCTGGTTCCAGCGGTAGATGTTGTTCGAACCGTCATACCGTTGGACGTAGACGTTGCCGTTGGCGTCTTGGCACACCGGCATGGCGATCTGGATGCCGCCCCCTGTCGGATTTGGAACTGGGGCATATGTGCCCGCAGGGTCCCAATCGTTCGTGGCGAAGTTGAACGCATCCACTGCAGCGGTGTGCGTGCCACCGCTCGCTTCGTACAGCGACGGCCCGCCGTGCATGAACAGTCGATTGCGCTGCGGGATGAACTGCAGGTTCCACGAGCTATGCCGCGAGCGCGGGCGGCCGTCGGCGTAGTGCGTGCTCGTGCCGGGCGTGACTCCAGGGGTCGGGTTGCGGCGACAGAGCCACGCCACGATGTTTGCGAGCAGATCGGCCGTCAGGTTCTCGTTGCCGCCGTAGTCGAGATGGCCCCCGCCCTCCAAGCCGATGCCGCGATCCCACACGTAGCCGCCAGAGAACGACGTGATGAACTGCTTCGCCCCGGCTGAGCCTGGGTTTGCATAGCCCGCCTGCGCGGTCTGCGGTTGCGTGTTCGGGATCTCAAACCACGTGTTGAGCGGCACGCCGGCCAGCCATGAGGGCAAGCCATCCGCGTTGATGGTGTCAAACGCGAGCGGCGAGCCGAGATTGGAAAGCCCGCCGTTGTTCGTGATGCTGACCGACGACGTGCCGTCGGTGCTGCGGGTGACGGTGAAACTCTGCGCCGCTGATGAGCCTGCGGAGAACGTGAGCGAGCCAGGGGATACCGAGCCGGCATTTGTCGCCGCTGGTGTCACGATCACTGTGCTGGCCAGCACCCCGTTGGGCGTGACCGTGAACGTGCCAGGCAGCCCCGTGGTCCCCGAAGTCGGCCCCGACAGCGTGACGCCGTTCGCGGGCCCGGGGCCGGTGTTGATCTGCGCGTCACCCGAAACCGCGCCTGACCCGACACCGGCGAGCCGAATCGCTCGGGTCAGGTTGAAGCGGCTCACTGCAACTGCTGCGAATACTGCAGGCCGCCAGGGCAGCCCACCGAGGTGGCGGTGCCGGGGATGGTGACGCTCGTGATCTGCAGGTCGCCGGAGCCGACGCCGACGGTGCCGCTGATCACGTTGACGCTGCCGGACGTGCGCAGCTCGAACTTGGCGATGTCGCCCGGCGTGACGGTGTTGTCGGCGGCGATCGAGTTGGATTGCGCGACCGCAGGGCTCGCCGTGGTGGCGCCCTGAAACGCCGTCGCAGCGAACGTCAGGCTTGCCAGCTCGGCATCAGCCGCCGTCAGCAGGCGGAACTGGCCCGAGTTCAGCAGCGCCAGGATCGCATCGCACGCCGCTTTCTTCGCTAAGTTGGAGTAGCTCAGTGCCATCGATGGCCTCCGTCTGGATCGTGAATGGCGCCGTACCGACCACGTTGCCGTCGGCGTCCTTGAACTCAAGCATCCCGGTGAATTGGCCCTTGCCAAGCCCGCCTTCAGTGAGATTCATGCCTGTACCTTGTTGATCTGCCCGAGGATGTGGTCGAGCACCTGCCGGCGCCCGAGGTTGATCAGCGTTTGCCGCTCGCCCTCTTGCCCGCCAGCCACGAACAGCTCGCCGCCGAAGCGCGCCATGAGGTCGACGAGCACGGCCTCGCCGTCGCGGTACAGCTCGAACGTCGAGCGGTACTGCTGCGGGCTGGCTGCAGCCTCGTCGGCGCGGGTGATCGTCATGCGACCTTCGCTGCGCGGTTCATCGCCGCCTTCGCGGCCTCTTGCTGCAGCACCATGGCCTGCTCTTGCTGCATGGCCTGCTGCTGCTGCTTCTCGCGCTTGTCACGCAACTTCGCGACCGCCTTCTCGTCGCGCAGCGCCTTGGCGGGTGCGCCGAGACCATCGGCCATCAGGCGCAGGGAGTTGTCGACGTCAATCAAGTCGGCCGCCTCGGGGAAGCCGCTCTGCACCATCGCGCCGGCGTTGGCGGCCAGGCGCTCGACGGCGGTGACTTCTTCCAGCTTCTGCGCGCGCGCCAGCGGCGACTGGTAGCGGATGGTCAGGATGCGGTCGCGCAGCGTGTCGGGCGGTGTGCCAAGCAGCCCGGCGCGGTAGGCCATGCCGAACACGCGCGTGATGGTCGGCGCCAGGTCTTCGGCCTGGAAGCGCCCGAACAGCGGGCCGAGCAGTTGGCGGATCAGCGCCACCCGCACGTGCACCTCGGTGGCCGTCATCGCAGGGCCATCCTGCGGCTGCAACTGGTCGGCCATCAGGATGCGGCGGATCTCGGCGCGGAGCTGGTCCGCCTTCGAGAACGTGACGTTGAAGTCGGCGCCGCTGGGCAGCTCCTTGATGCTGTCGACCGAGTTGGCGACGATCACGCTGCCGCCCTTGACCTTGACGACGCGCGGGTTCAGCACGCCATCGTCCTCGGCCACGTACACGCCAGCGGCTGCGCGCGACAGCGCTTGCGATTCGAGCTGCAGCAGGGTGTTCAGCTCGTTGATCGTGGGCAGCGCCGCCGACACCGGGCCGACGGCGTAATCGCTGCCGGGCAAGGTCATCCAGCGCGGCACGATCGCGGGCATCTCGTGATAGCCCGATTCGCGCACCAGTTGCTTGGTGGCCACCTCGACGTGGCACGAGGCGATCGGCAGATTCTTGGCCAGCCGCGAGCCCTTGACGTAGTCGGCGCGCGGATAGATCGCCATGACGAACTCGAACTGATCGAGCTTGCCCTGCGCCGCCGCGTCCTTGACCTTGTCGGAGCACGCGTCGCCGTAGGCGTTCATCGCCTGCTCGGCCGAGAGCTTGAAGCGGCGAATCACCGTGTCGACCAGGCCGCCCGCCTTGCTGCAGCGGAACTTCACCTGCGCCAGCGGCCACTGCTCGAACGTGAGCGTGTCGCCCTCGGGGATGAACAGGCAGAACCAGCCGGCGGCCACGCTGTCGAGCACGGCCTCGAACTTCGCCGCGTCGTAGTTGGCCCCGTGGATCTGCTCCCACAGGAACTTGGCCACGCCGTCGAGCCAGCGCCGCTCCTCGTCGGTCTCGTCGCCCGCATCGAGCGCGAACCAGACGTCGTTGGCCGGCGTCATGCCCGACATGATCGAGCTCGTCAGCAGCCGCACCGCGTCGGCCGCGGTCGAGTCCATCTGCTCGGCGCGCTTGTTCTGCGCGGTCTGAGCCGTCATCACGTCGTCGCCGCCGAGGCCCTGCCCGCGCTCCGGGTAGGTGGCCTCGAAGCACCGGCGCCACACGGATTCGTGCGGCTGGCGCTGCGCCTGCATCTCGCTGTCCCAGCGCAGGATGCGCGCGGCGGTGGTCTCCATCGGCTACAGCGCGCTTTCGCGACGCGGCGAACCGATCGTGGCGCGGCCTCCGCCGCCGCTCGCCAGCAGGCTGCTGGTCGGTCGAGCTGCGCCAGAGCGGGTGCTGCGACTGAGCAGCGTGCGCGCGTTGCTCAGGAACGGCGCGTCGACGCTGGTGGTTGCCTCGTCGCCGAACGTGGGCTGCGGCGCGCCGGGCGCACCTGTGGCAAGCAGCGATTTCTGCTCGCGCCGGCGCCGGTTGTCCGCCGCCACCTTCGCATTGGCCGATTGCGATGCGCGCGACTGCGCCTCCGCAGCGTCGGACTCCGAGCCGCGCAGCGCGTCTTCGGCGGCGTGGCGCGCCTTGCGTGCCGTGTCAGCAGCGGCAACACCGCCGGCCACGGCCGTGATTCCGGCGATGATCGACACGGGCTCGCACATGGTCAGAACTGCCGCGGGCGATCGGGCGGGCAGACCCAGCCCTGGCGCGTCAGCACCGGCGCCGTGATCGTCTTGGGGTCGACGTCGATGTAGTTGGGCAGCCCCTCCGGCTGCGGCACTGCGGTCTCGGGAATCGGCTGCGGCTGCGCCGGCGCGGCGCCGGGAACCTTGGGGGCTTTGGACATCGACGCTCCTGCTGTGCGGGTCTGAAAGACCGGCGCACTATCGGAGCGATGCGGTGCAGAAATCTCTGCGTCAGGCGGTGGCGCGCAGCACGCGCGACACGCTGGGGGCCACGGTGCGCGTGGGCACGTCGGTCCACTGCAGGCCCGTGCGATCGCACCACAGCGCGATGAACGCAGCGCCGGTCCAGTGCGCCGGCTCACCGATGGCGCCCTCGTGCGCCCAGTTTGGCAGCGCCATGCGGTCGATCTCGAGCGCGTCGGCGATCTGCTGCCAGGAGACGCCGAGGGTGCGGAGGTTGCAGGCCATCGCGGGCCAGTCGATGCGGGTACTGCGGGTCAGGCGCAGCGCCCTCACGTCAGCTTGCCCTGCCCGTAGTGCGCCAGCAGCGTCGCGTCGGCGCGGTTGTGGTCCTTCACGCGCTTGAACTGCGGCGCCTGCCCCGGGTACAGCCGGCAGGCGAGCTCGCGTGCCTCGCCCTTGTCCTTGCCGAGCAGCCCGTAGAAGCGCTTCCACGTCTGCGGCTGCACGACCTTGATCTCCAGCCGCGCGATGTCGGCCACCGCCTCGACGATGCCGCGCGAGCGCATCATCGAGCCCTGGCTGTGCATGCTGTTCGTCATCGCCTTGCCGCCGTTGCCGAACGCGCGCGGCCTGACGTCCTCGATCACGCACAGCGCTGCCTCGCCCGGCGGCACGAACTGGCGGATCAGCAGGATCAACGCGCGGCCGTCGATGCGCTTGGCGCTCACGCCGCCGGTGATCGGCAGGTCGAGCACCTGGCAGCCACCGTGCGAGTCCACCGCGGCCACAGCGCCGGTCAGGCCGATGTCGATGCCGAGCGCGATCATCGCGAGGCCCACGCGTAGACCCCGAGCAGCGCCAGCGTGCCGACGAGCGCGATCAGCACCGCGGCCGAACGACACAGGGCCGCTCTCAGGTCCATCGCCGGCCGCGGGTCGTGCAACGGTGCATGCGCGAGCTGCAGGTCGCATTGGCTGCCGTAGCAGTCGCCGCTGCACGGGCCCTTCGACAGGTGGCACCAGATGCGGCGGTTCTGCGTGGGCGGGTCGATCCACACCGGCGCACCGTCGGCGTCGAACGAGGCGAGTTGCCCCGGCTTGCCGCCGGGTGCATGCACGTAGCTCATGTGCGACCTCCAAAACGCGCGCGCGATGGGGTGGTCATGGGGTTGCCTCCCGCAACAGTGCGTTCACGTCATCGTCCGCGAGCCCCTTCGGCGCTTCGGCTTGAGCCTTGCGGCCACGCATCCGCTGCGCCAGCTCGGAGAACTGGTTCGGCACGTGGCGCACGTTCTTCGCGGCGTGGCGCACCCACTCGGCGGCCCGGTGTTGCCGCGGTGGCTCGCTGCCGCTGTAGCCCAACCGCAGGAACTGCTCGTAGCAGCCCGTGCACCGAGCACCGAGCCGGGTCAGCACCTCGCGCGACGTCGGCACGCTGCAGTACCGGCACGGCATCGCATCGGCCGGCACGTTGCCCATGCGCTCGGCCACCTCCTTGCGCACCTCGCTGAACGGCTTGGTCATCGCATGTCCTTCGCGGCTTTCTCCAGCCAGTTCGACCACGACTGCCGCCAGCCCTTCACGCTGCGGCGCTTGCCTGCACCACGCCCCGCGACGAAGAACTGCCGGAATTTCTCAGCCTCGCGCAGCGCCTCCTGAGCTTTGAACCCGAGCGCTAGCGCGTCGTTGCCCCATGGCTCCGGGAGCTGGAACCCAGCCGCTAGCGCCACAACGGCTTTGCCGTTGAGCACTTCGGCGTTCAAGCCATCGAAGTCGGGTGGCGGGGTTGGCGGGTCGGCGATTCGCGCCGATCCGCTGTCTTCCTCATCCGAAGGATGAGTAATGGGTATTGGGGAGTGGGTAGTGGGGAGTGGGTACTGGGTAGCCGTGCGAGGCGTTGCAGTTTCCGTTGCAGGTTGCGTTGCAGGTGCAACGGCACCGGAACGTTGCGTGTGCGTTGCATGCAACGTTCGCAATTCGCCGATCCCGATATTCCATGGCGGGTGAACTGCAACGGCCGCAAGCTCCGCGAACAGTCGAGCACGCTCCTCGCGGTGCCGTTTCATGCGGGCGTCTTCGTTGGCGCGCTTCTGCTCGCGCTCCGGCTCGCCGTCTTTGAACTTGCTGATCTCGCGCTCGCACCGCTTGTGCGTCCAACCCGCGTCTGTCGGCGTGAAGAACTCCGAGAGCACCGACTTGACGGCTGCGCGCTCGGTCGCCGTGATCGCCCGCGCAAGCCTGCAGCACGCCGCGAGGTCGTTCGGCAGCGGCGCCTCGCGCACGTAGTACAGGTCAACGAGCCGGTTGTAGGCGCCCTCCTCAAGCATCGACAGGTGCACGGTGTCGCGTGCCCAGTCTCCGAAGTGGCGCTCGACGTAGTTCATGCCTCGACCCACCGATACGTCTTGCCCAGTCGGATCGCCGACACGGTTTGGTGCAGGATGCCGTGCTGCTGCGCGAGCTCGACGTTGGTCGCTGACTCAGGTGCCGCCTTGATCGCGCGCACGACCGCAACATCGGTCAGCACGATCCCTTGCGCGCGTTGGCCGGCATGTGCGGCGCGGCGCTTTTGCTCGACGCTGCGCCCCTTCAGGCGGCCACCCTGCGCCAGCGCATCCCACATCGCACGACGATCGCGCGCGAGCCGCAGGTGCACCGGGCACAGGCAATCCGTCGTGACGCAACCGCGATACGGCACACCGCGCGGCGCCTCACCAAAAGCGATGTTCCACGCCGCATTGGCGCCGGTCATCGTTCGCTTTTCGCCGCGCGCGTGATCGAACGTGTAGACGCGCGGTTGCCCGCTTGGGTCGACTGCTCCGAGCCAGTGCCAGCAGCCGGTCACGCGATCGACCTGGCAGCGCCGGCGCAGGTCTTCGACCGTCAGCATGCCGCGCGCAGTCACGAGCGCCCGCCCACGTGTTTGATCGGCATCAAATTTGCCACTACGCCGTTGCCGAACGTGGAGGCGGGGTCGGTTGGCGTAGCCTTGCCGCAATCTTTTCGCAGAGCCGGAAAAACTGACCACAGGATCTGCACAGCCTGGGGCTCCTCGGTTTAAGCGACGGCGCGGGGTGCGGGTCGCTCGAGTTGTTCGATGCGCTCGGCGATCTTGGCCATGCGCCTGGCTGATTCGATGTACTCGCGGCGCAGCTCGGCCGCCTCGTCTTTCGGTTCCACTGGCACCGGCTCGGCGTAGCTCAACGCCTCGGCCAAGAACTGCATGCCGGCGTGGCAGCCGCGCTCGCGCGCCAAGCGCATCACGAGCAGCAGCTGTTCCGGCGCCAGCTTCTGCGGCCGGTCGTCGTTCAGGCAGTCCAGCAGCAGCCGCTGCGCCGCGTCGACGGGCTTCTCCGGCCACAGCTTCGGGCCCACAACCTTGGAGCCGCCACAGGCCCGCACGCAGGCGATCAGCGCCTCGTTGATCGACTCCATCAGCGGCCCTCCGACGAAGGCCGACGAATCGTTCGTGCGCGTTCGTTGACCCTGGTCACGACACTGGCAACCATGTCACTCTGTCTTGGCAGTTTCGCGGGGAACGAGGTCGTCGAGGGTCAGGGCGCCGCAACTGAGAGCGACCACGGCTCGCATGTGCTCGAGCGGCACGCCGCGCACCTTCCACAACGAGATCGCAGCCTTGCCGAGCCCGAAGTGCTCAGCGACGCGGGTCACGCGGCCCTTTTCGGATTCACACCACTCAGCGAACGTCATGCGCGCAGTTTAAAGCATCGTGAACGAGACGGTCAACGTGATCGTGAACCGACGATGTTTAGGCTTGCGGGCATGCCGGATGTGTCACGGGATGAACGTCGTCGCTCGCGTTTCGCGACCCTGTTCAATGGCACCTTCAAAGGCGACTCGAAGAAGTTCCTGAAGGCCAGCGGGCTGACCAAAGGCCGCCTGAGCCAGTACAAGAAACCCGGTTTCCCTTTCGGCGAACGCGCCGCGGCCGCGCTGGCCGAGCGCTTGGGGCTGCGGCCCGACTACTTCGACACGGACGTCACGCCGGGCCTGAGCCCGTGGGCCGCCGAGCTGGGCGCACTGATGGACGAGCGCGTTCCTGAGCCGGAGCGCGAGGCGGCGTATTTCCAGTGCGTTGCGGCGATCGAGCAGTACCTGGAGGCGCGCGCAAAGCTGCGATCCGCCAAGCCCAGGAAAGCGCCCGCTCGTAGTCCGTGAACACCAGGCGCCCCACCCCGCTTTGCGACAGCGCCGCGCAATACCGGCGAAAGAACTGCTCCTGCTCGGGCAGCGTCACCAGCGCCGTCGGGTTGGCGATCGTGCGCGGTGGCCGCAAGACGGCGCCGGCGGCGCGCAGCATCACGTCGACCTCGACGGCCATCGCAGCGCCCCGGTAGTCGGCCACATGCACCAGCGATTCGGTCTCGTCGTGCCACGCGCTGACGTCGGCGAACATCACCGGCAGCACGTCGGTCGTGACGATGCCCATCACGCGCAGCAACGACAGGCCGCCGCTGGCCTCGGCTTCAACGATCGCCGTCCGATACGTCCATCGCTGCACGGTGCCCCCTTCGGCCCCCTCCCGCGCGAGATCAGTGTACGTTTGACCGAGGTCAATCGTCCGGGCACTCAAATGCGGGGGCAGGGTTCACACCATCCGCAATCCGACGGAGGCTGACATGCGCCGTTCCAAGTTGCCACACCTGATCGCCATGGCCGCCCTCGCCGGCTGCGCCAGTACCGGCGTCGTGCAGACCGAGCGCGACCTCTACATGATCGGCAAGAAGCACCCGGCGATGAGCTGGGGCACCTCACCCACGCTGAAGGCCGAGGCTTACGCGGAAGCGAACGAGTTCTGCGCGCGCGACGGCCGCTCGGTCGAGACGGTCAAGCTCGACGAGATCGGCGCCAGCTTCGCGCGCTCGGCCGGCGTCGAGCTGCAATTCCGCTGCGTGAAGAAGTAGCGACCACCCACCACTGACCCGTCAAGCCCGCCGCGTGCGGGCTTTTTCACGCCCATCGGTTTACGATTCACTTGACTGTGCGGTTCACTGAGCTTTAAACTCTTGTCCATCGAAACGGGAGATATGCCTTGAACGACAACCTGCACACCGCCGCGCTGAACGATGTTCTGCGCGACAGCGACGAGTTCGCCAACTGGCTGATGGGCGAGTGCTTCAAGCAGCCCGACGTCAGCGCCGAGGCAGCGCGCAAGCTGGCCGCTGACCTGTCGATCGGCCGCGCGCTGAACGCCGTACCCGCCTGGCGCACTGCCGAGGTCGTGCACGTGATGCTGACCGACGACGACCCCGCGGTGGTGATGGCGGCGCGCGCGGTGCTGCGCCAGCGCTTCGCCAATGAGTTCTCGGGCCCGGTGATGCAGCGTGTCTGGGCTGCGCAGGACGCGGCCGACGAGCCGGTGCTGATGGATGACGACGTCGGCTGCGAGTTCGACGGGGTCGTGCGGTGAGCGCGCGGCCAACACCGGGGCCGTGGGCCGTGGACTCCTTCATTGAGGCCAACGACGGCTACAAGGTGCGACGCATCCTCGCTCCGAACGGATGCACGCTGGCCGCGATCCAGCACTGCGCAGAGGATGGGCCCAACGCAACGCTGATGGCTGCGGCGCCTGATCTGTTGGCTGCGCTGCGCGACCTGATCGCCTTCGGTGACGCTGACGACCGCCACGCCGAGCGTTGGGACGGTGTCACCGATCGCGCTCGCGCCGCCATCGCAAAGGCAGAAGGCAAATGAACCGCCTGCACACCACCCCGCCCGAGCCGCTGGGCTGCCGCGAGTGGCGCGCGTTCTTCGATCCCGAGGGACCGCAAGGCATGGGCAAGACCGAAGCCGCAGCGATCCGCGATCTCGTCATCGAGCGCGTCGAGTCGTGGACAGCGCACCCGGACGACGTGTCGCGCATCGTCGCGGCGCTGGAAGCGAAGCCATGAGCGATTGGCCCTTGGGCACGCGCGCGGCGCACGCGCAGCGAATGCTCGATCACCTGGAGGTCACCACATCGGCCGAGCGTGAGCTCGCCGCGGCGGCCGCAGACCGCATGAGCGAGCGCGCCGAACTGCTGGCCATGTGCAAACAACTGCTGTTCGCGCTGGCGTCGGTGCAACTGATCGGCGGCGCCAACGACAAGCGCGCCGCGCTGTGCGACATAGCGCGCGCGTTGATCAAGCGATGCGAAGGGAGGTGATGAGATGAACCACGTCCGTGGCTTCCACGGCCACATGCGCCCGCCGCGGCGCGACACCCGCAAGAGCGGCACGCATCCGGTCGA